AGAGAAGTAAGACTCTTGCAATTGGTATTAACTCTCTAGGATTTAATGAGTACTGGTTAGTAGGTAATGAAAGATTAAACGTTGGTATTGGCACAACAAATCCAAATTCAAGACTTGTTGTTGGTGGTGATGTAGATGTTGCCGGAGTTGTTACATCTAGAAGACTTGTAACTGGGGGAATCACTGGAACTCAGATTCAAGTTTCTGGTGCCAGCACTCTTGGATTTGTTACTTCTACTCAATTATTTGTTGGTGGCGACGTAAGTATTACTGGAGTTGTAACTGCTGGTATTGTTACGGCAACTCAATTCTTTGGAGATGGTAGTAAATTAACCGGGATTATTGCTGCTGGTTCTGGAGTTCAGGTTAGTGATGATGATGTTTATATTGGAAATGCCGCCATTCTTAATTTTGGTGAAAATATTAGTTTAACACCAATCGTATCTGGTATTACTACAATAACAACCACCAACTTCTGGGAAACTGGTGGAACTGGTATCGTAACAACCGGAAGTATTGGTATTGGAACTACCTCAGCATCTTCAACTCTTACTGTTTATGGAGATGCCTTTATCACTGGTGTTGTAACTGCATCGGCATTCTATGGTGATGTTGGATATGCAAGAACAGCAGGCATAGCAACTTATGCTACAAGGTCAGGTGTATCAACTTATGCTCAGGTTTCGGGCGTATCGACAAGTGTAAGTGGAGGCACCGCAAGTGTAATTTCACTGAATGTTACTGGCATTTCCACATTAGGAAATCTTAATGTTAGTAATATTAGCAGTGTTGGTGTCATTACGGCAGGTGTTGTCACTGCCACAACATTCTATGGTGATGGTAGCAAACTCTCTGGTATTACTGTAGGAATTGCTAGTTATTCTGAATATTCAAAAGTCTCTGGAATTTCCACACTATCTGGAATTGCAACAAGTGTAATCGGTGGAATTGCATCGGTAACTCAATTAAATGTAACGGGAATCAGCACACTCGGAATTGTAACCGCAGTAAAATATTATGGTGATGGTTCGGAATTAACCGGAATCATTGCTTCAAAATGGGTTGCAACTTCTGCCGGTATTCATACTCTTCCAAATGTCGGTATCGGAACCACTAACCCAACATCTAAACTCACTGTCGATGGTGACGGTCTCTTTACGGGCGTTGTAACTGCCACTACCTTCTACGGTGATGGTTCTGGTCTAACAGGTCTTGTTGCCGCTTCTGGAGTGAGCGTATGGGATTCTGGAACTCAGGTTGGTACTGCTGCCAGCTTGGACTTTGCTGATAATCTTTCTGTTACCTTTAGTTCCGGATATGCAACTATCAATGCCTCTACTGGTATTGGTACTCAATGGATTACAACACCAGTAGGAATTCATACATTCTCTAGTGTTGGAATTGGAACCACGAATCCAACGTCTAAGTTATATGTTGATGGTAATGCAATCATTACTGGAGTTGTAACTGCCGGTATTGTCAGTGCCACTACTTTCTTTGGGGATGGTAGTAAATTAACTGGCATCAGTGCCGGAATTTCTAGCACATCACAATATGCAAACTTTGCCGGTATTGCCACCTATGCCTCATTTGCTGGTATTGCGACTTATGCTGCAAGAGCAGGAGTATCTACTTATGCCGAACTCGCAGGTATATCAACAAATGTAAGCGGTGGATATGCATCTCTAACAAGATTAAATGTTACGGGAATCACAACCCTTGGAGTTACAACAGTAACTCAACTTTTCAGCACAGGAATAGTAACGGCATTTAGATTTATCGGTGATGGTTCTGGTCTAACTGGAGTTGCTGCAGAATCTTCTCAGCAATGGGTCACAACCTCTGTTGGTATTCATACACTAAGAAATGTTGGTGTCGGAACCACAAATCCAACATCGAAACTTACTGTTCTTGGTGATATCTATGTAACGGGTGTTATAACTTCAACCGACTATGATTCTTTATCTGACCAAAAACTAAAGACTAATATTAAAAACATTCCGGACCCAATTTCAACGGTAATGCAAATTCGTGGCGTTACCTTTGATTGGAAGGACGGAAATAGGGCATCTGCTGGTGTTATTGCACAAGAAATTGAGAAAGTTCTTCCTGAATTGGTCCACGGTGATGATACTAAGACTGTGAATTATAATGGATTGATAGGATTACTAATTGAATGTGTTAAGGAACAACAAAAAGAAATTGACATATTGAAAAAGAGGTTGTTATGAATCTACTAAATAGTTCAAATTACCCAGTGGAAACACGAAGACGGTAAATGGCAATTAAAATCATAGGTTCTACTATCATAGATGATAGTAGGAATATTGTTAATGCTGGTATTGTAACTGCAACTTCCGTAAGCATCGGTAATTCGCAAGTTGTAAGTTCTGGAAAAGAGCTGCAAAATATTCTTTCTCTTGATAATGTAACTACTGAAACAATTCAAAAAATCTCTGGAGTTTCACTCAGAGAAGACGGTAATATCGTAGGATTTGCCAAAACCGTAAATTTTACTGGTGTTGGTGTAGATGTATCTCCAGTATCTAGTGGGATATCTACAGTATCAATTAATGGTTTCCCATCACTCACCAATCTTTTATATGTCACAAAAAACGGAAACGACTCAAACGACGGAAGAACCCTTGGAGAAGCAAAGGCAACTATCAAAGGAGCAGTTGCAGCTTCAGCAGAGGGAACTGTTATTAAGGTTAGTGCTGGAACTTATGTAGAAGATAATCCAATTACCCTACCGAATCAAGTCAGTGTAGTTGGAGATAGTCTTCGTGAAGTTACAGTCACTCCTCAGAATCAGGGAGATTTGTTTTATGTGGGTGAAGGAAATTATATTGCAGAGATGTCTTTTATTGGGGCACCAAATCCAGGAGCAATCTTTTCCTTTGACCCTGCGGCAGCAAGATATAATGCCCAGTCACCATACATTCAAAACTGCACCAACTTTATACCAGATAGTATTGGATTGAAAGTCGATGGAAAACTTTCAATCGGACCAACTAAGAGTATGGTCTTGGACTCCTATACTCAATACAATCAAGGTGGTATTGGAGTTTCAATTACGAATGAAGGATATGCCCAGTTAGTTTCATTATTCACCATATGCAATGAGACTGCAGTATATTGTGGTTCGGGTGGAGCCTGTGATTTAACAAACTCTAACTCATCCTTTGGAGATTATGCTCTCATTGCTGATGGAGTAAGTCCTCTCAAATTTACTGGATCAGTCTTAGAAGAAGCAGAACCAAATTCCGATGTATTTACTGTTGACTTAAATACTCCATCTTTAGGAGTTGTTACGGCACTCTACGATAATGCAAGTGGAATTGTAACCATTACAACAAGTCAACCACATAATTTTAATGTGGGAATGGGTGTTTCTATTGTTGGATTGGGATTCACTTGCCCATCTGGACCAGGAATATTAACATACCCAACCGGAAATTATGGATATAAATTTGAGGTAAGAACTGTTGCTCCTGGTAGATATGTCGATGCGGCAAACTCAATTCGTGCAAATAGAACAGAAATACAAGATAAATCACTTGCGGCAATTGCTCTAAATCATCCTGATTTTTATTTTCCTGGCGACCCTCAGACAACACAATATTCTAGATTCTATGATTCATATAGATTAATCCAACAGAACAAGCAAGAAATTGTAGATAAATCACTTGCATCAATTGCTGTTGGATTTCCATCAGATTTTTATTTTCCTGATGAACCAGAAACTAATGCTAGGTCGAGATATTATGATTCTTCAGGATTAATTCAAATCAACAAACAGGAAATTGTTGATAAATCTTTGGGTTCTGTTGCAATTGCACACTCAGACTTTTATTTTCCAGGAGATTTTCAAACGAATCCAAGATCAATATATTTTGATTCTTACAGATTAATCCAAAAAAATAAAGATGTAATCGTTAGTATTGCCTGGACAAATGCATATAATGTGTATCCAGGAATTGCAACCTCTGAGGCAAAATGTAAAAGAGATTTGGGATTTTTTGTAGATGCAATTTCAACAGATGTTTTAACTGGAGGAAATAATTATTCTCGTCAATTCACATTACAATATTTTGATGGTGCCGGGAATCCGATCACAAATGGTCTTCAGGGTGAAGAGGTTGCATCAAATTATGCATTTGTTGAAGCAAGAGAGTTGATGAAAGATGCGATTACAAATACTCTTGTTGGTGCAGCATATAGTGATTTAACAATTACTGCTGATCCAATAACAGGATTTAATACAAGTCCAAATTCTTGCTCTGATGTCCAATCAAATATTGATAATCTTGTTGGTATTGTGACTACAGTAATTGGTGCCGGTAACCTAATATCACTTCCATCTGTTAATTTTGGACTTTTTAATGTAAGTGTTGGTATTAGTAGTATTGGGCCGACAAGTTCTCCTGGTGGATATAAATGTGCCAGAGATCTTGGATATCTTGTAGATGCAATATCTACTGATGTATTCACTGGTGGTAATAAGTATTCTAGAGATTTCACCCTACAGTACTTCGATGCCTCAGGAAATCCAATTTCTAATGGGTTAGTTGGAGAAACTGTAGAATCCGTAACTGCCTTTAATGCATCCAGAGATTTGATGAAAAAGGCTGTTACAAATCAATTGAATTTCAAAAATCTTGGAATTAGTTCTGGACCAGCATCTTATGGCGGAATAGGAACTTCCTTACTTGTTTTACAATCTGGAAATGAAAATTCCTGTGCCGATGTTCAATCAAATATTGATAATCTTGTTGGTATTGTGACCACAGTAATTGGTCTTGGAACAACAGGATCTTTATCAACATTCAGTGAAAATCTTGGTATTTCAACAACAAACAAATGTGCAAGAGATTTGGGATATTTTGTTGATGCCGTTTCTACTGATATCTTTACTGGCGGAAATTCATATTCCATTGCATTTACTAAGTTTTATTTTGATAATGTTGGATCTGCTACAACTGCTCTTTTGGGTGAAGAATCAGAGTCTGTTTATGCATTTGCTTCTGCACGAGAATATGCTAAAAAGGCAATCACAAATCAATTGAATAGGAAGGATTTAACTCTTACGGCAGATCCAATTACTGGAAGTAATATAGATCCTGCTTCTTGTGCAAATGTTCAGAGTGCGATTAATACTCTAGTTGGCATTACCACTCAGGCAATTAGTTCTGGTAGTTTGACAATACTAAATTCAATTAACATAAATCCAGGAATATTCATAACAGGTCAAAGTAAATGCCGCCGAGATATTGGATATGTAGTTGATGCAATTGCAGATGATTTGGAAGGATTTACAAATAAAAATATTATTGCCGCAACCAAATCATATTTTGATATTAATGGAAATCCAATTTCTAATGGTTTAGTTGGTGAAGTGACCGAGTCAATTACTGCCTTCCACGCAGTTCGAGATTATTCGAAAAAAGCAATTAATAATCTACTGAATGCCCAGGACTTAACACTACAAATAGACCCTCTCACAGGTTCGAATCAGAATGAGAATTCTTGTTCAAACGTCAAGAATACTATTGATACCCTCGTAGGAATTCTTACAACCTATGTTGGGTTGGGAACTCTTACCGGTCTTCCTTCGGTATCATTGGCAAGCACAACATTCAGTGCAAGTGTAGGAGCATCTACTTTGCCGCATACCTATGTTGGTGGTGGTAATGTGAATGTGAGTGTAATTCGCCCATATGATGGACAGGCAGTTTATTTTGGTGAATTGTTTTATAGTATTGGGAAAATAACTGTTTCTGCAGGCGGAACTGGATATTTGAATAATGTTGATTTGATTATTGAAGAACCCGAAACTGACTGGGGAATTCCTGCTTCTGCAGTTGCTCAGGCTGTAGATGGTTCTCTAACTAGCGTCGAAATTATTTCAAATGGAAGAGGATACAGAATTCCTCCAAGAATTACGATAGCATCTCCTAATATTGGCATAAATACGGCAGTCGTTTCTGTGGAACTGACTCCAACATATTATATTATTAACTCTTGCACCCCAATTTCTTCTGGTATTTGTACAATCACAGTTTCCGATAATGTTCCTTATTCTGTTGGAGTTGGCACGGCAGTTCCATTCGTTAAACAAAGTAGATTACTCGCATCAGGACATTCTCTTGAATACATTGGGTCTGGAACTGAGATTTCAAAAGCCCTACCATCAACTGGTGGAGTTGCAATTCAGGATAATGAAACTGTTATGAAGAATGGTGGTCTGGTGGTATTCACAAGCACCGACCAATCTGGTAATTTTAGAATTGGTGATGGTGTAGTGATTAATCAACAAACAGGAACAATTTCTGGAACATTCTACTCCAAGAGCTTGTTTTCAACAATGACGCCATTCATTTTAGCACTAGGAGGATAATATGGCATTAGCACTTAACGTATTCAAAACAGTTACAAAAGTAGCAACAACAAATCCAGTAGGAATCTATACGGCTCCTGTTGGATATACTGGAGTTGTTCTATTGGCACAGGTTGCGAATATTGATACTCAAACACACCAGATTTCTTTCTCACATCAAAGAAGAATTGCTGGTATTGCCGTAACTACAGAAATATTGAAAAATTTTGCTATTCCGGCAAATGATACTGTGAATTTATTATCAGGAAAATTAGTTTTAGAACCGGGAGATGGTCTTGTGCTTTCCGGAACTAGTACCACAACTAATCTTAAATTCATTGGAAGTATTTTAGAGACACTCAACTAAGATGGCAAAGTTTCTAAGCGGCAGAGAACCATATTTAAGAGTTGGTATTGAATCTAGCACAGAGTTGCTTACCAGTTTTTCTGTCGTTGGAAATTCATATTTCACCGGAATTATAACAGCATCGAACTTTGTTGGTGATGGTAGTCAATTAACCGGAATTCTTGCAACAGGGCAAGGTATTGTTGTCACCAATAATAATATCAACGTTGGTGTTACGTCAATACTAAACTTTGGGCAAGGTATAGATGTAAGTCCAGTTTCTGCTGGCATTCTTACAATTACCACAGTTTATGCACCGGTAGCAGGGATTGCCACATACTCACAAATTGCAGGTATTGCAACCTATGCAGTCAATGCAGGAGTCGCAACTTACTCTGAGTATTCTGGAATATCTTCTTATTCTGTTTCTTCTGGTATTGCCACTTATGCCGAAGTTTCTGGAATTTCAACATACTCTGAAGTTGCTGGGATTGCAACTTATGCTGTTAATGCTGGAGTCGCAACTTACTCTGAGTATTCTGGAATATCTACATATTCTTCACTATCAGGTATTGCAACATATGCAAATAATGCTGGTGTAGCGACATATGCCAATAATTCTGGATTCTCCACATATTCGAATCTTGCCGGTATAGCAACTTATGCCGAAGTTTCTGGAGTATCAACTGTTTCTGGATACTCCGATTTTTCTAATTATTCAAATTCTTCTGGAATATCATCTTATTCTGAACTATCAGGAATATCAACAAATGTAATCGGTGGGATTGCATCTGTTACTAGATTAAACGTATCCGGAATTACAACACTTGGAGTTGTAACGGCATCTCAAATTTCTGCCGGTATTATCACGGCATCTAATTTTGTTGGTGTTGGTTCGGGTCTTACTGGTGTTATTGGCGTATCGACTCAGTGGATTACAACCTCAGTAGGAATTCATACTCTATCTAAGGTTGGTATAGGAACCACTAGACCACTTTATGATTTGCACGTAAATGGTGAGGTTGTTGTTTCTGGTGGAACATCGACAACTCAACATATTAAAATTAAGGCATACGAGCAAGATGGTGGGGCACTGAGTTTTGAGGGTTCATCTGGTCAATTACTTTCAGTTTCAAATAATTTAACCGGAACTATTTTTGGAATTAATAATATAGTTGGCGTTCCAATTATTGAAGCCAATTCAAATGGGACAATTTCTCTTGGTGAGAGTGGTGGTAATGTTGGTATCGGAACAACACTACCAACTTCAAGACTTTATGTAATTGGTGATGGGTACTTTACTGGTGTAGTAACTGCAACTAGATTTATTGGTGATGGAAGTCAATTAAGTGGTATCTCTGCCGGTATTGCAACTTATTCTGCAGCAGCTGGAATTGCTACATATGCCTCATTTGCCGGTATTGCCACTTATGCACAAACTGCTGGCATAGCAACTTATGCTCAGGTAGCAGGTATTGCCACTTATGCTCAGGTAGCAGGTATAGCAACATATGCTCAGGTAGCAGGTATATCAACTTATTCTATAACATCTGGCATTGCCACTTATGCACCACTTGCTGGTATTGCCACTTATTCTGAAGTAACGGGTATTGCCACTTATGCTCAGGTAGCAGGTATAGCAACCTATGCCCAGACTGCTGGTATAGCAACTTATGCTCAAACTGCTGGTATTGCCACTTATGCAAATAATTCAGGATTCTCCACATATTCAAATACCTCTGGAATATCGACAAGTGTAATCGGTGGTATTGCAGATGTTACTACTTTACACGTAACTGGAATATCAACCCTTGGAGATGTTACAGTAACAGAACTTGTATCTACTGGAATTGTAACGGCATTTAAGTTCGTTGGTGATGGTTCATTACTTACCGGAGTTATTCCATCATCATCGACTGGTATTAGTATTAGAAAGGATGATATTAATGTTGGTGTTGCAGTTACAATCAACTTTGGAAGATATCTAAATGTAAGTCCTGCTTCGGCAGGTATTGTTACAGTTACAACTCCATCATCAATACCCACAGGAATTTCTAGAAATGCAACATCATTTATTGCAACTGAGGGGCAATCAATATTCTTAAGTGAATATGTTGTTGGAAGTATTGATGTATTCCTAAATGGTATTCGTCTTAATGAATCTGAATACGTAGCATCTAACGGAACATCAATTACTTTAAGTGAAACTGCATCGGCAGATGACTTACTTGAAATTGTTTCGAGTCAGATTCTATTCATTCCATTTGGTGATTATGGTGATTTTGGTGCGGTTACATCTGATGCATTTGGCATTCCTACTTCACCAACATTTGATGCGCTAACTGACCCACCGGCAATAGTCGCAATAAATGACTTAGGTCCACTTTCTTAAAATAAATAATTAAAAAATAGATATGGCAGGCAAAAGTCGTCAATCCGCAAATCTAACTTCTAAGAACAACATCTTTGTAGATGCGGTTGCCGATAATACTGGCATAGGAACTACAAGTCCCAAAAGTAAATTAGATGTTGTTGGGAATGCAAGAATTTCTGGCATTTTGACAGTCGGAGTATCATCATCTGTTACTATTGATGGTAATGCTGGAATTGTAAGTGCTACTAAACTATATGCTGCCGGTATTGACGTATCATCCTTTATTGCTGGTGCGGGTTATGCTAATACTTCAGGTATTGCTACTGTTGCTCTAGGGATTGTTACGACTGCAAATATTAATACAATAGGAATTATAACTGCTTCTAATTTTGTTGGTAGTGGTGCTAGTTTAAGTGGAATTTTCATCAACCAATTAGAAGATGTAGATATTATAGAAGGAACTATCAGTGATGGTCGCGCCTTAATTAATGTAAATGGTAAATGGAAAACCGGTCCTATCATTGGAGGATATGAATATTTTTCGGGTAATGACCCGTATATTGGTAATGTAAGCATTGCTTTACCTTATGATACAGATTTCTTAGATAAAAGTGGTAATTTTGATCAAATTACTTCTATATTATCTGTAACACAAAGTGGTACACCTACTATTACTACAAGTACTAAAAAATATGGAGCAGGTGCTTTATCTTTAAATGGTACTAGTTATTTAAATTATACTACATTAACTAATCAATCAGACTTTAATATTGGAACTGGTGATTTCACATTTGAATTATGGGCTAGAGATACTAAGGGTTTTAGTGCTCGTGGTC